GATGATTTCTTGTTCGCCGTTGTTCTTGGCTTCTTCGATACCACTGATTGCGATAGAAGCAGCGTACTGCTTCCAGTCGTACTCAGCAGCCGAGATACCCTCTTGTGGGGTCAAGGCAAGCGAATCGTAACCGCTGTATGAAGCAACAGTTGAGTTCTGACCGTAGATGAGTGGTTCAACAATCTTCGTACCGCCGTTAAGCATACGGATGCGACCCTTGTCCATCAAGGTATAGGTGAGTGGGCGGGCAGTAAATACGTTGTCTGTCAATTGCGAACGGTAGTTAGCAAGGGTTGTGGACAGAAGCGCATCAAAGTTGGCGTTTGCGGCCATGATATTTTCTCCTTGGGGTTAAATGCTAGACGCTATGTTGCCGTTTTGCGGCTTCGTAGGCATCTCGCAATGATGTGATTGGTTTAGCCGATACATCGGCGCTAGATGCTGATGAGCCGTTACTCACAACCGATGCTTGACGTTTTGCCTGAGTAACTTGTGTCTGTTCTTGAGCCTTCTTCTCACGAAGATGGCGAACAGCCAAAGCGTCCTCATACAACCTGTCAAACGCCACTTGCTTGTAAACTGCTTCCAAATCCGAAGAGCCAATGGCGAGAGCCTTGGCTACAACTTCATTGGCATCAAAATCCGAGCCGTATCGTGTTTGCAGAGACTGAACAGTTTTCTCCAACTGGTCCATCGCCTTTTGTTGTTCAAAAGCCGCTAGACGCTGGTCTAACTGTCGGTACTGTTTCTCCACTGGGTCCATGTACAGTTCCTCTTCTTCAGAGGGTTGCTGTGCAACACCATAGTGCTGTGAAAGCAGTGCCAAAGTACCATTCGGGTCATTCTGCAGGGCTTCCTGCAAAGCAGCACCAAATTGTACTTGTTTCCGTTGCTCACTGAGTTCCTGTGTCTTGCGGGTATAGTCCGCTTGACGCTGGTATCCAGAAAGCGCCTCTTTGAGAGGCACTCTGATGTCTTCTCCACCGACGGACACAGAAACATATTTGTCTCCGTACTCATCAACGGGAAGCAAATCAATTTGCTCTTCAGTGAGGTTTTCAACTACATCTAAAACTTCTTCAACTTGTCCATTGCTTTCTAACTCTGGGGTTGCTTCCGTACTGACTTCATTGCTATTTATATCGCTCATTCGTTCGAGTCCTCCAAGGTTGCTCTACTAGTATGTTTTTATCGTTACATCCCCTGAGGTGGCATTCCGCCACCCTGCAATTGTTGCATTAATTGGGCTAATACTTCAGGTGGCAATTGTGCCAATTCTGGTGGTAAACCACCACCCATTTCTGGTGGCATGCCGCCTGGCATGCCTTCTGGCATTCCCTGTGGAGGCATTCCCTCCATTGGTTCAGGAACTCCCTGAGGCGTAATTGGCTCTGGTGGCAACTCTGGCTGCATAACAAAGGAGGCAGCGTTCTTGATGCCGAAACCGTACTGAAGCACATAGTTGGCTAGTTTTGGCATGTCAACAATACCGGCACTGGCAAACGGTGCCATTGCATCAACAACCTGCATTGCCATTTGACGACGGAACGATTCGTTAACTGGCTGGGTTGAACCACCCTCAACCTCAAAGTCGAACTCACCCTGAAGGTAATCGCTGTCAAAGTTCACCCAACTTTGTTTTGACTCTGAACCAATAATTCTAATTGCTTGCTCACCAGTCATAAACTGTTGTGCAAGCATTACGAGTCTGCGAGCACAATCTCCAATAGCACGTTCGATGATTGCCAATTTGTCAGCAGAGCGAGCGTTGGCGGCATCTTGAATGATTCCAGCCTCAGTCGCTGTGCGACGAATTTCTGGCATTGCACCACGCTGGTATTCAGATACACCAGATACACGGTCAATGTCAGAAGAGATGAGATTTGATTGGTTGTAGAACTCTGGTGGGCTAATTACCGCTGGCATTGGAACAACAACGTTGTTCAATGAGTCTTCGGAAATAACAGGAACCAAAACGTTGTCCTCATCGGATTCCAAAGCAGAACGACCGTCAGCGTCAAACGAAGATTCCTTATACAACCACTTGCGTGAGAACCTCTTGCGGTGGTTCATCATTTGTGTACGAGTTTGGTTAAGTTCCATCTGCAATGGTTCAATTGCTTCAAGTTCACCCATGGTGTAGAAATAGTCAGGAACGTCGTAGTTGCGGAGCATCACAAAAGGATGTCCGAATGCAAAAGGAATCTTGATTGGTGCAACCAAGAACTTGTCGCTTCCATCACAGAACACCGACATCATGTTTCTGTCAATGTCGTAGTACTCCCAAATCTCTACATAGGCATCATCATCGCCCTCGTTTCGACGAGGACGAAGATTGCCACGGAAGTCATCAATTCCCCACTTGGAATAGTGTGATGGTGCTGCTTCATTTCTTGCTGTTGAGTTGTAACGCTTGTCTTTCTTTACATCTTTGAGAGACCTACGTACTCTTTGAGCAATCCATTTTATGTCAGACATTGAAGTTGCATCTGGGTCAACAAACACATCGAACATTGAAATACGCTCAACAAATGGGCGGTCTTCAGTAATGACCAATTCGCTTTCTGTGACTGATTCTGGTGCAGCAGACGCCAACTCATCTGAGTTCTCGTAATAATCGTTTTCTTTTTCAACAAAACGATAACCAGTCTTTAACCATCCATGTCCACAGATAAGCATGTCTTTGACGGCACGGCGAAATTCCTTTTGACACTCGTAGTGTCTCCACCAGTAGTTGACAACCGCTTCTGTCACAACAGCACGTGGAGCATCTTCATACTTTCGTGCATTAACAGTAATCTTTGGATAGTTAACAGAAACTCCAGGAGCAATTACGTTGATGGTTGCAAAAGCCACATTGACCAGCAACTGGTCTTCTTCCGTGCTTGCCTTGTAGTGCTTGCCACGATACATGTCAATCATTCGTGACCACAAATCGTCGTAACGCTCTTCACGCCTCCAACGGCGTGACTGTTCAATCCTGTCTCGATAACGCTTAATGTATTCGGAATTAGATGTCCTAGCCATTATTCCTCTTTCTTTCCTTGGTGCCAACCGATATGTTGGTCAAGTTTGCTTCCGATTTTGTCGACTTTAATTCCCACAAGTTTGAGCAAGTCCCTGCCCTCCTCATGTTGTTGCGTATTTTCCCGTCTGAGTTTTTGTAGTACCACCACGACTGGTCCTGTGATGACCGCCACGACGATAGGAACCCAGACTGCATCCATGTCACACCCACCTGTTTCCGACAGGTTCGGCTTTGATGCCGGCTTCAGCCGCTAGACGCTCTTGTTCTTTGGCACGTTCACGGACTGTTGGTCCGTGAAAATCTTCTTGACCATAAGTAAAACCAAGATTGATTGTACGAATATGGCATTTGAAACAATATGAGCCACGGCGAGGCAGTTCATCAGCCTCAAACTCAGTTAAACACTCTAGACAGCGAAAGTTCTTCATAGATATAAGGTTGATTCGTTACTCTCTTGTATTAAAAGCACCGATTGGTGTCTTCTTTGGTTTTTTTTCCTTAATAATGAATTGTTCCCACCATCCCAAGGTATTCCTTGGAGGTGCTGGGTCAAAACGGTACTCAGGAAGCCAAACATACTTTAGCATCTGATTTGTGATTGCCAACGACATCACCCTGTCGTCGTGTGGACTGCCATGCATCTTGCCATTTGACTCACGCACAAATGTGCGTAACTCAGCCATTGTCAAAGCGTCATACAACGAGATGCCTTCATCTCTGATGGCGGCATTGAGTTCGTCAATTGCCAGTGGCTTGGATACCGAGGTTGTTCTCCAACCCATTGTCTCACTAGCCACGGGATTCCTGGCGTTCATCTTGCGCTGTCGGTAGGTGTTGCGATAACCAATCCTTTGCAGACCCTTAATCGTGGTTAGACCGTGGTTGTTGGACTCTACGCCAATCAAGGCGTGGTTGTAGTAATACCCCAGAGCAGAAAGAATCTCTTCGCCAAACAAGTCGGGGTCAACGTGACCGTGCCAATGAGCAACCATCATTCCTGTGTCTGCAGAAATTACATGGGCTGAACTGTAGTCACCATGACCAAGACCTTCTGCAACGTCAGCACCAATGACATAGTTTTCGTGCAGGTTTGGGAAATCCCAAACTGCTAAAGCACCACCATCTTGAATGAAGTTGTAAACATTTTTTCCGTAGCCTTTCTTTAAGTATCCACGGTCTGGGTCAATCGGTTCAATTGCACGGATTGCCTCCAGGTCGAACACAGGACGGCCAGAACGGATAAAGGCTTCTTCTGGGTCTGATGGGTACTCTTGCGCCAACTGCCAGTCTGGGAGGTCACGCTTCTTGGCTTCGTACCATGCTTCGTCACGGTCTCCAGCAGACCAAGGAAAGAATACTCCTTCGAATCGGTTGGTTTTGTTTTGTGAGCCAACCCATAGCGTGTGGAATATGTTGCCCTCACCATTGGCTGTGCTCAAACAAATAACACGACCACCTACGTCAGCAATTGGTTCAATAGATGCCCATGCTTCATCGGGGTTGGGCAAGAACGCCATTTCGTCGATTACTACACGGTATACCGCTTCACCACGAGCAGGGTCGTTTCCTGATGGCAAAGACTCCAAGGAGGAGTCGTTTGCAAACACCATTTTTAGTTGGTTGTCAGACAGTAGGTCTGGACCACGGACTCTCATCCAAGGTGGCAACATCTTGTAGCCATACTTGGTCTTTTGTAGCAACTTGGATGCTTCACGCTCCGTGCGTGAGAGCATTACCGTAAAACGGTCAGGCCAGAAGAATGTCTCCCAGAATGTGAACGCAGAAGCAAGAGTCGAGAATCCAATCTGACGGGCTTTGAGCACAATGCTATATCGTGCGTCAATCCACACACGAACGGTTTCTTCTTGCGCTTCACGCAAAGCAAACTTGATACGCCCACGCTCAGGATGGCGGATAGTCCAATAGGTAGAACAGAAATGCGAAAATGCAGCCACCAATTCTTCGGTGGTTGCACCTTCTGCACCTTTACACTTACGCCACTCCTTCTCGTTGAGAAGGTCTGTAAGTTCCATTAGATTTTCTTAGGGGCTGCCTTCTTGGCTGCAATCTTCTTTGGGCTTGCACCAAAGGCTGCATCAATTTCATCCTTGGTCAAAACGCCATCGATGCTTGCCTTGGCAAGACCTTCGGCAACCTTGAAAATTGAGACTGCACCAGCAATCAACGCTGACTTCCAGACTTCCAAGTCGGGGGCGATAACAGCAGCACCAGTGACAACGCCGAGGGCGTTAGTCAAAAACAGTGCAACAATACGGCCAGCAATATCTTTTGCCTTATTCATCATTCTCCTTGAAGTAAACACCGAGTAGGTGTATGAGTATTGCGATAAAGGTAATTCCCCAACCCAATGTCTTAGTTTGACCAGACAACGTAATAAGCACCATTCCAGTGCCGGCTAGTGTCCAAGTCAATGCATGGATTTCGGAAAGAATCTTCTTCACACCATTAGGTGCATTCGTTACGGTCTACGGGTACCTGCAGCAGCAATGGCTGCGCCAGCAGCAACAGCAATAAGGGTTCTAC